CCACAGGCCATTGTTTGGAGTTGGTTCCGATCTCGCCGAAGAATTCGCGAAACAAGGCCGGGATGAGTTCGGCGGTCTTGGCTTCGGCCTTCAACTTCGAAGCCTCGGCGGAGGCGGCGACGACCTTAGCGTTAAGGTCGGCGAGGGCCGAGGTAGCCTTGACCAGTTCGGCGCGGGCCTCGTCGCGTTCCGCGGTAAGGGCGACGATCGAGGCGGAAGCCGCGTCGCGCTCAACCGTGATTGCGGCGATGGAGGCCTTAGCCTTTTCGAGTTCGATTTCGAGGGTCATAAAAAGGTTACTGGTAAACCGCCTAGACTTTACTCGGTTACGGTCGGAGCCGCGGGTTCCTGGGCAATCAACTTGCCCTCGGGGATAATCCAAAACTTGCAAACCCCGGCTTCGGCAATCGCGCCGTCAACCAGTTCGCAACCCCCGCCGCCGACATAAAAGGGGCAATTGGCGCAAACGATACCCCGACCAGCAAAGGGACTTTTCGCGATATAGTGAGAACCGTTCGGGCCGTCGCCCTGGTCGAACTTGCCGAACTTCTCGACGACGGTTTCGAAGGCGGAATAAAGGGCGGCTTGCCGATTGGAGAGGGGGACTTCGGGAGTCTCGGTTTCCGTCTCGGTTTCGGTTTCCGTCTCGGTTTCCGGAGCGGCCTCGTCGGACGGCTCCGGCATTTCCAGCGCGGCGAGGGGGGAGGCCTTCGGCTTAACCCCAGTGGTCCCGGCCTTGGACTCGGTCGCGCCTAGGCGGGCGAGAACCTCGGCCCGGTTGCGGACAAGTCCGGTAACGAAGCCGCGGGCGGCGGCGCGCTTCCCGGTGAAGGTCTGCCCTTCCAAGTCGTCGGGATTGATGCGCGAACGGACCGCGAGAACATCGGCTTTGAACTCGTTATGAAGGTCGATAACCTCGGCTTGCATCGCGGCGCGCGCATCGTCGGAAAGGGGAAGGCCGGGGATTTGTCCCTTATATTTACCGGACTTAATGACCTCGACCGAGATTCCCTTAGCCTTCAATTCCCCGGTCCGGTCAAGGTGGGGAATGAAAACTCCGACCGAACCGATCGCGGGGGCGGAGGAGGTAGTCAGAAACTCCGAAGCCTGGGAACCGAACCAATAGGCGGCGGACGCGGCGTTGCCGAAGGCGACGACCTTCTTTCGGGAGTTAATGTCCCGGACCAACTTCGCAAGTTCGGGAATACCCGCGACCGTCCCGCCTGGGGAATTGAAGTCGAGGAGGATCGAGGAAACCGAAGGGTCGGCGGCGAACCTTTCGAGGTCGGCTTCGATCTGGTTAACATCGACGGCCCCGAGGAGGGTATCGACCTTAGAGAGGCCTTTGCCAATCGGACCCTTGACCGGGATAACCCCGACCGGGCCAATCTTCTCAGCCGTCGGAGCCGAGGCCGAGAGGAGGTCGAGGAGGCCGGAAGCCTGGGCCGCGGTCCAACCGCCCGCGCGCTCAATCTGAGCAAGCTTGTCCGAGGCTTCCTCGGTCCAGGTCTTAGCCTGGTCCCCGACGATCAGCGTATAAGGGGCGGACTTAATTTGCGAAAGGTAGGACATAGGATAAACAGTTTTTTGGTTTATAGTGGTTCGTCGGTCGGGGACTCCGGCGCAATAGTCTCGGGGTCGTCGTCGGCAATATCCGTGACCGGGTCCGGTTCCTTCGGGGTAGCCGGAGCGTCGGGGGCGACGGCCTCCCCGGAGATAATAGCCGAGGCGGTATCCGCGCCCGCCGAGACGATCGTTTGAAGCGGGTTATAAATCTTCCATTCCGGAACGCCCCATTTAGCCGCGGCCTTGGTAATCTTCGCCGCAATCTCGCCGCGCTTGTCGAGGTGGCGGTCGAGGTTGCCGCCAGTTTCGGCGAGGTAGTCGGAAAGAAGCTTCGTCCCGGTCGCGAGTTCTTTAAGGTTCGCGTTCGTGTCCCGGGCGAAGTCGACGGTTAGGGACTTCGGAGCAATCCAAGCGACGCGGTTCCAGTTCTTAACCTCGCGGAGCGCGCCGGACTTGATCGCGTGACCGATAACGAAACCCCAGACCGGGGTCATAAACCTATGGTCTAGGCAAAGGCCTCGGGTAGCGAATCGACGCGCGGCGCGCTGGACGACGAGACGAGTAGCCGCCCCGCCCGCGCGGGCCGGGTCGAATAGGAACTCCGCCGGGATACCGGAGCCGGAGAGGGAGGACCGGGTCAACCAGTCCAGGGAGGCGAGGAGATTAGGCGAGGGGCGGTTCGATTCGATTTGCTTAACTTCCTCCCCAGGCTTGCCGAAAAGGGTAATCCCGCCGGACTCCGAGAGGGCGGATTTGTCGTCCGGACTTGCGGGGTTAGCCGCGACCGCGCCGCCCGCGGCGAGGATATCGTCGTCGTCGGCTTGGCCCGAGTCGCGGATAATCATTCGGATAACCTCGCCCGCGATCTTCGCGTTGCGGATTTCCTGCCCGAGAAGCTCGTTAATATCCTGCAACCCGGAGAGGGCCGTCGAATGGGGAGGGATACCCCGGGAACCGGAAACCGAGTCCGGCTCGAAAATATGGAGGACCGCGTTCGCCGGAATGTCGCGCTGTCCGTTCTGGGTAAGAATTCGATATTCCAGCGGGCGACCGTAGCGATCGGTTCGGATACCGTCGGGGAAATCGTTAGCGTCGCGACCAGTCCCGGAGCCGACGCGGTGGCCTTCGATAATCTGCAACTTCGGACGACCTTTCCAGTCGGCGACCTTTACGACGAAAACCTCGCCGTCGCGGTCGATAGATCGGCAAACGAGGTTTTGGAGTTCGATAAGGTTAAAGCGATTCGTTACTTCCGGGCGAGTCGCCCAGGCTTCGAAATAGCGTTCGGCCTCCTCGTTCCAAGTCGCGTCCTCGGACTGGGCCTCCGGCATCCGCCCGGTGTCGCCAACGCAATAGGTCGAAAACGCGTCGATAATCGCCCGCATCGTCCCCGCGTTTTTTTCGAGCGCGCGGGTTTGCCGGACAAGTTCCATTCGTTCCCAGGTCGAGATTTCCTTGCGGGCCTCGGTCGGGGTCGAGTGTTGCATCGTCCCCCGGGAATGGGAAACCCCGGCTTGCCAGTAATTCCCGCCGGATACCCCACCGTTAGCGCGGGGCAGGGGGCGACCGAACGCGAAGGCGAGACGGTCGAAGAATGAGAACTTAGGGCGGGCCATAAATTAGCGACCGACGCGGCGACCGAGGAGGGAGCCTTGAACGGCCCGGACCGCGTAGCCGTAAACGGCGGGGTTCAATTTGCGGAGGGCGAAAACAGCCTCCTCGTAAGCCTCGCGCGGGGTGATCCCCGGGAAGGCCTTGGAGACGGAGGTTCCAGCCGAGGACCAGGAGACAATAACTTGTCCCTTTTGGAGTGAGGCAAACGCGTCCGCCTTAATCGAAAGCAAGGTCGCCTCGTTCTCTAAGGTAAAAAGTCCTTTCGCCATTCTTAACCGCTATCAATCAACCCTCCGATTCCTCGCCGTCGGGCGAAGCTTCGGGATCTGGCGAAGGGTTCGTTTTATTTTCTCCCTCGGTTGTTTCCGCCGCCTTCGGCTTTTTCCCTGGGCGGTCGACGAGGCGGAGGAGGTAGGCCGGGAGGAGTTGGAGAACCTCACAGTCGAAAAGGTGATTAGCGCGATTGCCGATCTGTTCCCATAGGGGCTTGCCGTCCCGACGGCGGCGGCGGACCTCGGAAGCCATTTGGTCCGAGTAGTCGTCGCCCGCATCGGCGGCGAAGGTGTGCAACCCGGTGAGGCGCAACCGGAAAAGGGCATCCTTAAAGTTAAGGGTCGAAAAGTAATAGAGCCGGACGGTCGACCCGGTCGACACCGGGCGAGGCCGGGAGTAGAACCGAAACACCGTCTTAAACCCCTTCGGGCTTTTGAGTTTCCAAGGGAACTCCGTCTTAGCCGAACCGCGCGTCGCGATCCATCCTCCGAACCGTCCGCAAGCGCGAAACACTTCCTCGGACCTATCGCCCGCGTCGACGAAAACGAATAGGTTATTAACCTCCCATCTTTCGCGGAATTGGGCGACCTCCTCCCAACTGGTTACGAACATCCAAGCGATAAGGCGGGACGCGCCAGAGGTAGACCAGGAACGGACGAGGCAATAAAAGCCGTTGCGCTGGACATCGACCGTAAGGAACCGGAGGCGGATTTGATTCGGATCGGCGGGGTCGAACTTGTCGACGAGGATTCGGGTTTTAATGTCAACCCCACCCTCGTCCTCCCAAGTCTCGCCCATCCGGTAGTCGGAGGCCTTAAAGTCGGATTGGTAGTTCGCGACCTCGTCTTGATAGAACCTAGCTTGTTCCTTTTGGATGAAGATTTTTCGAGGAATCGGGTCCGCCTTGGTTTCCCATTCAATTGTTGCCCGCGCCCATTTCTCGGCGAGGTATCCCCAGGGGCGACCAATCAAAGCGTTCCAGGTAAAGCCGACATTCTCGGGGGAAGCGTTGCCGTTCTTAGCGACATAAATCCCGGACTCGTTCAATTGATAGCGGGTCGCGTCCGAATCTTCGAGGAGGCCTCCGCAAGATTGGCAAGCGTAGCGCGTCCCGAACCTAATCGCCTTATAGTCGAACCCCTCGTCGTTCCGGCATTTGTCGGGAAAGACAATCCCACGCCAGTCGTAAGCCTGGACGAATCGACACCGGGGGCAATAGAACGACCAGGCGCGACAGTCCGTCGTGTTCCATAGGGTTTCAAACTCGTCCCCGGCTTCGCCCCCTTGCGACGCGACGACCGTTTTCGCTAGGTGCTTAAACGCGTTCGTTCGGGCCATCGCCTCCGCGAGGTTGCCGCGCTTAACCTTATAGGCCTCGTCGATAAATAGCCAACGGACGGACTTCGATTGAAGGGGGTTGTCAGACTTCGCGCCGTCGACCCATACTTGCGCGCCGTTGACGACCAGGCTCGACCAAGTCCGCGCCCGGGCCGTCGGCATTAACCCGGCTAGATCGGAGTTCTCGGGCCACAAGCGAAGCAAGCGGGACTCGGACCAAACCCGCGCGGCTTGTTCGGTGTGCGTAAGGTAGAAGGTCGGCCCCGGGTATTTAGCCAAGGCGACCGCCCCCGCTAATTCCATCGTTAGGGACTTCGCCAATTGGACCGCGGCGAGGAGGCAAATCAACCGCTTCTCGGGGTCGAATATCGTTTCGAGGGGTTCGCGAATCCAAGGGGTTTCCGCGACGCGGAACCGCCCGGTATTCGGGGAATAGGGAACCGCGTTCTGAGTCCGTTCCAGGTAATCGACGACCGAGGTTAGGTCGTCCGGCGCGAGGCTTTGCCGGAGCAATCGTTCGAACGAAATCCCCGCGTCCGGCTTCTCTCGAAATAGGAGGTTCATTTTTAACCTTTTGTAATCTCCCCATCGTCGAGGGTGGGGTCGTCGTCGTCGCCGTCGTCCTCCGGCGGCGCAATCGGGCCGTCGGCCTCGACCGTCTCCGGATCGTCGGGGAGGGTAATCGAACCCAAGTCCTCCCCGGTTAAAGTTTGAAGGGCGGCGGCGGCGGAGCCGGAGACTTTCTTTTGAATCTCAATCCGCCGTTGCCGAATGACTTTCAAAGCTAGGCCCGGGTTCGCCGGGTTAGCCTGGGGGGAAATCTCGACCTCCGCGCGTTCCCATTCCGCGATCAGCAAAGCAAAAACCTTTCGGAATCTCTCAACCGCGGTCGTCGATTGAATGAGGGTCCGCGACGCGACGAGTTCGGCCCTGGCCTCGCGCCTAAGTTTCGCGTATGTATTAACCGCCTTGTCGAGGGTGTCCGACGCGGCCTTTACCTTTTGCGGGCCGACATTTCCGCGGATAGCGCGGGCGAGGTTGTTTCGGGCGACGGTAACAATTCGCAACTGATACTCGACCAGAGTTTCGAGGGAGCCGGGGTCGGAGGTTAGGTCCGGCTTCCCGGGTTCGACCTCGGCCTCGGCTTCGGGGGAAGGG